ATGTCGTGACACTCAATTGGGTAGAGCCTACGTCCTGCTGCACCCTTAAACTTCTGTACAACAAACTCAAACAACTCAACTAAAGGCTGTGGGCCTGATGCCCTACCGCCAAATGTCTTGAGGCGTTCACCTGCTGCACGTACTTCAGACACATCCCACTTGGGAATCTGTCCAGTGTACAACATAGCAATCAGTTCTTTGAGTGACTTAGCCCAACCCGGACGTGAATCACCTACCTTGATTACTGTGTCTGTGTGATGAAAGTCTTCATTCACAATAGGTAGCTTCTCAATACAATGACGCTCCACAGAGAAGCCTACACCTGTGCCACACATGAGTATGTACATAGTCTCATCAAACGCACGTGGGCTATCCACAGGTACGTATGAGCAGTTGTATCCACCTACGTGGCAGCGGTCTAGTGCTGGCCCTGAAGTCATCAATGCCCTCATGCTAGGCATAATAGCTTGACTAAGTACAGCTTCTTCTAGTTCACCCCTCAGTGAATCAGGAAGCTTATAGCCGTGATTGCTAGACAGGTGACTAGCCATGTAATTAAAATATCTTGATACAGTTTCACTCCATGTTTCCCTTCGTTGCTCATCCTCTTTCCATCTTGCATATCGGGAAAGAGCAATAAAGTTTTGGTAGTCTGTTGGTAATTGGTTGCTTCTCATTTTACTACTCCATAATAGTTCTAATTGTTTTGATGTCAGCACCGTCTACATCGTAGAAGTATTCACGTATGCCATCTTCTATCTCCTCACCTACCTGCCCATCAGCAGGTATAGGATACTCTTCTTCATCCACGTCTATGGTAATGAACAGTTTAACTCTTGCCATCTGCCATTACCTCTTCAATCAACTTATCTAAATACCACTTTGCCTTCTGCAAATCCTCTATAGGTTTATCCTTGTAATCAAATCGCCAGAGGTACTTCATAATGTTACCCTGCAAGTAGTATCTGAACCCCTTGTCAGTGGCAGCAGAGATAGCATGGATACACTCAATGCCTGTCTGATTGTAGTGTGGTGGACTATTGACCATATCAACACTGCCCCAAGGCCGTTTACCTGACTGTTCTGATTCTTCCATCAATTTCATATATGCTTCATGTCTACTCATGCTGAACCCCCTGTCTTTGTGTTAAAGTTAAGATGTATTACGTTGCCATCATAGGTCTTTTCTACACCCAATTTTTCTTCTAGTTCTACATCAATATCCATCTCTGTGTCAATAACTTTTGTTACATATTCATGTACAATATTACGTAGTTCTTCTACTTCTTCCATGACAGGTACAGAAGCACACATCATCTTAGTAAAATGCATTACATTATAATAGTCTTCATCGTCTAATGGGTTATCTGGCATAGCCATTATAGATATGTCAACTTCACCAGACCATCTACCCTCATCATTAGAGAATGGTCTGACACGGATAAGGAAATCTTCCTCATTTACTTCACTAGCTAGTTTCTCCATCATGTCCATGCTTATCTCCTTTTCACTTTTGTGCCACCAAACTTAATAAACTTTGGATGCTTGTTCTTACCCTTCTCCTTCAACCAATCTTCAGGAATAATCCTGTCATAGTATCTAAAGCCGTACTTAATACACCATTCACCGTAGGTAGACTTAGCACCCTTACGTAGTTTACGTCTGCTACTTTCAAATACGAAACGAATATCTAATTTAGGATGTTGTTTCTTGATAGCAAGATGCTTGCGTCTATCTGCTGCGGTGAACATACCCTTTGTTTCAATGATGATTCCATTGGACAGCACGAAGTCAGGTGTATAGGTTCTATATGCTAGGTCTTCCCACTCAATTTTGACTTGCTCATACAGAAAATCAATCTTCTGCTCCTTGAGATAGTCAGATACCTTGAGTTCAAGACCACTGCGATACCCATACTTACGTGCTGCCCTAAATTGTTTTGCGTTAGGCAATTACACCACCTATATAACTTACTGTAGGTGGGTTCTTAGCCTGTGACTTGACTGCTGGGCGTTCTGTTAGATCAGACCAACAATCAAAACGATAAGAACAGAAACGACACCCATCATTAAGTATCTTATTACCTGTCTCCTTACCTCTAAACTTCTCTGGTACTGGTTCAAAGCATCTTTCAAACTTGTTCTCCTCTACTGTTGCTACTGTCTTGCTGATCTTATCTAACTCTTTGTCCATGTCTAGGTTGTCAGCAGGGACATACTTGAATTGACCATTGGCTTTGTTGACTACCCACCAACCACCAGCACGTTTGCCGGAAGCTTTGGCATAACCTGCAAGCTGTCCAACGTACCCGAACCCATCACCTTTAGCAAGGGTGTCGTAAGATTCAAACTTGTTTCTGTATGACCAGTCTGAAGCTGACTTAATATCATCCACTGCATCGTTAATGACAATATCATATGACCCATTAATACGAGTAGCACCAATGTCAAGAGTGACTTTTTCAGTATCATTATATTTGACTCCTGCTTCTTTGAGAAGACCTTTGAACACCGCCTCAACGATGTCACCGATCATCATGTTCATTACGAATGTAGTTGGGAAGGGCAACGCCACCTCTGGCTTGTTCTTGTCATACCAAAGTTGGCAAGTAGGGCGACCAACATTTGACATACGCAAACGAAAGTCACCCCTTGCCTTACCACTCCCAAACTGACGAGTAATTGCATCAGCTACGTCATTGGCTACCTGCTTGACGGTAGTGTCAGACATAGTGGATGTGCCTTTGACAGCATTCTCCATATACTGATGCAATGCTAGTTCAGCGGGATGATTCATTATGCTACCTCATCTTCAAGTTCAATGTCAACGATACCATCAACGATTACTTCATCGTCTTCATCACTATGTGAGTTAGCTTTCTCAGCGTAAGTATTGATAATGTACTCGTTGTAGTTCTGTACCCAAGCCATGAAGTCACCGAAGCGATCCTGATCTTCTTGAGTAAGTTCCAGTGTCTTAGTAACGTCAAGCGTTGTAACTGGTAGGTAAAAGCTACTACCGTTAGGCAGCTTGCGTTCTTCTGTAGCTGAAACGATGTTGTGCTGCACTGGCAGACGCTTCATCTTGTTCAGTTTAGCAAAGACATTACCAAACTCTTTGAAGGCATCACGGTTCTCAATCTCCCAGATGAATGGTGTTGCATCTACCTCTACAGGATTACCGCTTGCATCCATAGGGTCAACCATCTCTACTGTGCCAAGCATTACTCGTACACGCTTGATCTGACGGATCAGTTCCTGTGTCTTCTCAGGTAGTGACTTCCAGTCAGCAATGTAACCTGCTGGCTTACCGCAGTTAAAGCCACCGTCATTATCTTTAAGATCAGTGTTCAAATTATCTGCCATCACTGTCTTAACATAACGGTTAGGTGATTGACCTGTAGCCATAACAAACTTCTTGTACATGAAACGCTGTAGGTATGGACGTAACTTTACAGACGAGGCATAGTAGGTAGGGCCATCTGGAATCTCCAGCTTGTACATACCACCAGAGACAACTTCCATATTAACACGCTTACCTTTTACTTCAGCCTCACCCATGATAGGTGTGTGATGAATACGTAAACGAGCAAGTGTGCTTGCAGATTTCTTGCTGCTGTTGCCGCCCTCATTAGCGATGCCCATTGCTTTAGCCATAGCTGCGAAATTATTCGTATCAATTGTTGCGATTTCAGTCATGTTTATTAACTCCTTTTCAGTTGTAAGATGCATAGTTATATCAGGTTACGTCCTTGGTGTCAAGCCAATTCGGGCCTATCTTTGCCTCTAATAATAGAGGTACATTGAAGTCAACTCCCCACCGTAAAGTGATGAGTTCAGGTAGTGCTTTATTGGTAGCGTCTATAACATTGATTACCTGCGTTTCTTCGTCAGGGTGTACGTCAATGACAATACTATCATGCACTGAGTTCACTATACATGATTGCATACCCTTTAGCAAGTCATCAATGTGCAGCAATGCAATAGGTACAATGTCTGCAGTAGCGAATGATTGCACAGGGTAATTCTTAATCTGTGTAAAGTGTGACACACGCCCGGTAGATTTACGTACCACATCCGGGAACGCAAACTCACGACCACTAGGCGTGGTTATCTTTTGTGTGGCTATAGCTTCTTTAGCCAGTCGGGAATGCCAAGCGGCAACTCCTTGGTATTTGCTGTTGAAGTGTTCGTAGTAGGCTGCTTCTGCTTTTGTTCTACCGTATCCAGTAGCACCGTAGAGGGGGGCAAAGGTGTGCGCTTTCGCATCCTGCCTACTCGTAGGTTGACCAGCATCGGTAATAACTTTAGCGGTGTATGCATGTACATCAAATCCAGTAGATACTTCTTCAATTGCTACCTCATCCTGTGATAAATAAGCGGCAGTACGAAACTCAAGCTGCGCAAAGTCAGCTTCCATTATCTTACCACCATCGAATCGTGACACAAAGACTTTCTTTACAGGGAACGTACCGCCACGTGGCATGTTCTGCATATTAGGATCAGCACCAGAGAAGCGGCCTGTTGATGTGCGATGCTGAAGCAACCGTACATGCAGCATACCATCTTGCTTGGTGTATGTTCCAATGCCATCAACGAATGATGACAGGTAGGTATCGACAGCAGATAGCCGCCGTACCTTAGACAAGAAGTCAACAGCGTCAGTCATACCTCGTGACTTAGCTGCAGCCTCAAGTA